AGACGTGGTTTTCATGCAGGCGGAGCCAGACCAGAAATTTGACGAAAAGAAAAACCCGCTGCCGCCGAAATTCTACAAATACTCGCTTTTGCTGATGAAAATGAAATTAAGGGAAAAAGAGGCTGATTAGGGCTGGAATTTGGCTAATTTCCCTTCCCCAGACCCCTCAAATTGAGGCTTTTCCCCTGCCGGAGCCGGGGATTTATTTTCCCCAAAACGGCGAAAACAGCGAAATTTCGCCGTTTTCAAGAAAAAGTGAAAAAAAATAAAATTTTCACTTTTTTTTTGTGCCGGATGGCGAAAAATGGAATATATTTCCTTACGTAGCCAAAAACAACTGCACAAATGTGCAAGGAGCAGAAGATGAAAAAAGCAGCAGTCAAAGCCGCCACCAGAAAAGCCGTTGCCGCCAAAGCCATATCAGCAAAGAAGGCAAACGCCAGCCAAGATGTCTATGGCAAAATCACCGAGCAGATATTAGCCCAACTGGACAAGGGCGAGATTCCTTGGGCTAGACCTTGGGCGCTGACTAACCCAGCCATCAATTATGTGTCCCGCAGACCCTATTCGCTGCTCAACTCAATGCTTTTGCCAATGCCCGGCGAGTATTTGAGCGCAAAGCAGATTGAGAGGCTTGGCGGCGAAATCAAAAAGGGCGAAAAGCCGCATCAGGTTGTGTTCGCCAAGCGTTTCGGCGTTGAGAAAACCATAGCCAAAAAGGGGAAACCGGCTGAAACAGAGAGCAAAACAAAGTTCTGCACATTTTTGAGGCTCTACGAGGTTTACCACCTTTCCCAAGTTTCCGGCATTGAAACCAAAGTCAAGGAAGAGAAAAGAGAGCATAACCCTATTAAAACTGCGGAAGCCATCATAAAAGACTATGTTGAGCGCTCAAAGGTTATTTTCCAAGTTCAAAAGAGCAATAAAGCATCTTACAATCCGATTCTTGACAAAATAGTTCTGCCAGAATTGAACCAGTTTGCGGAGGCTGAATTGTTCTACCACACGGCGTTTCACGAAATGGCTCATTCAACCGGGCATAGCGCGAGGCTTAATAGAGAAAAGGGCATTGTAAATTACTTTGGCTCTGAAGATTATGGGCGTGAGGAGCTTTGCGCGGAAATCGCTGCCTCAAATGTGATGGGCGTTGCCGGTCTGGACACGGAAAAGTCATTTATAAACACAGTAGCCTATATCCAGAACTGGAGAAAAGCTATAAAGAACGACCCGCAAGCGATAGTCAAAGCGGCACAGCAGGCGAAAGCGGCGGCAAATTTGATTCTGAACCGCGTGGAAACCTATGTTAGGGAAAAGAGCAGCCGCATAACGGTAAAGAGCCAGTTATTGCCGAAAGCCCTTAAAGAACTGCAAAAAGACATGAAGAAAAAGGCTAGGCGCGATTTAACGGCTATTGCGGAGGCTCTGGGCTATGCCAGAGGCTATCTGAACAAATACCTCTCTGTTTACGAGCCAAAGGCGTATGCGGCTTGGAAACGGCTCAAAATCGCGGCTTTGGCTGCTTAAAACAGCAATAAAACCGGTTTAAGAGCCTCCATGCGAGGCTCTTTGGCTATATGATTTTTATACATTCTAATTACAATAGCTAAAACAGGGTAAAAATAATGGATTTCAAAGACCAGTTGAAACAGCTAGGCGAGAAAGTTTGCCGGTTAAAGGACACGGTGCAAACGGAAGAAGCTACAAAAATGGCGTTCATAGTGCCATTTCTCAAGGCTTTGGATTACGATTTTTCAGACCCATCGGAAATGGTGCCTGAATACACTTGTGACATAGGCACCAAGAAAGGTGAAAAGATAGATTACGCCATTCTCAAGAACGGCGAGCCTATAATACTTGTTGAATGCAAGCACTGCAAGCAAAAACTGAACCTGCACGAGGGGCAGCTATTGCGTTATTTCCATGTGTCAAAAGCCAGATTCGGGATTTTGACAAATGGCATTGAGTATCTTTTTTACTCTGATTTGGCAGAGCCGAACAAAATGGATGAAAAGCCGTTTTTGGAAATCAATTTTGAAAATTTGAAGGACGAGGCAATAGAAGCCGTCAAAAAATTTCATAAGTCATATTTTGATTTGGAGACTATTTCAGACATAGCCAGCGAATTGAAATACATGAAAGAATTGAAGGCTGTGATAAATTCCGAAATAAGCAGCCCAAGCGAAGATTTTGTCAGGGTGCTTGCGAGGCAGGTTTATTCAGGTGTAATAAGCCAGAAATGGCTGAACTTTTTCACGGATTTGGTGAAAAGAGCATTTTCGCAAACCATAAATGAAATAATTTCAGACCGTTTGGAATCAGCGATTAAAGTAGGTCAGGAAAAGATAGAGCCGCCGCCTGAGCCTGAAGATGACAAAATAGAACCAAGTGAAGAATCTCCAACGGAAGATGAGCTAGACGGGGTTAAAATAGTGAAAGCCCTACTAAGCAAAAACGTGAGCGCTGACAGATTATCCTATAAAAAGAAAAAGTATTATACCAGTATTAGGCTAGACGGCAACAAAACAATATGCCGTTTGTTTTTCAGAAATGCGAAGAAAAAATACATAGATGTCCCTTTGGAGGGAAAAAGAGACATGGTTGAGTTGAAAAAATTGGATGATATAAATTTGCATTCTGACAACTTATTAAAAATGGTGGCGAAATATGAAAAATAATAATTTTCTTAAATTCGTTTTTTATTTCATTGTAGGAATGGTTATTTTTGCTGCGTATATCTACATTACGGATTATACAGACAGCAAAGACACTTTCAAAGATGATGGGGATGGCAAAAAAGCAACTGATGCCAAAAAGAAAGAACAAGATTTGAGTCTTGATAAAAAACGAAGTTGGAATTATGAAGCTGCAGAAGACAAAATGGATGGCGTGAAAATACACAGAGCTTGGCTGCTATCTACAAACAGCATTGATTTTGGTTTTCCGTATGAAAACAATACATTTCGTCTCATGCTGCGCAATTCAGGAAAAGGGAATGAGGTTATGCTGCAATCAAGTGATAAACCTTTTATGACAAGTTTTGATAACAATGATAAATGCCGTGTAAAATTTGATGAAGACCCTCCAGTTAATTACGGTTTCAATTCAGCAAAGGAAAGCATGGGAACAATCTTTTTCAAAAACTCAAAAACCTTCATTTCAAAATTGAAAACCTCTAAAAAACTGATGATAGGGTGTTCTTTTTACGAGGCAGGAGAAAGAGTGATTGAGTTTGACACCAAAGATTTGCAATGGAATAGGTAAAAATAAAAATCTGGTTATTGTAGCTAAAACATAAAATAACATGCAACATTTTCATTGCATCAAGGCTTATTTATTTTCTATCAAAAAAAATAGTATATTTGCTCCATGAGGAAGCAAAGCAAGCAACTGCCGCAGAAACCGGGCATAAAGAAAGAAAAGCCTAGAAAGCCCTATGACTTGATAGCCCAGTTTCTGCCGGAGTATGAAAAACTGAAGCTCACGAAGGAAGAGGCTCATTATGCAATCTTTTACATACTGAACGGGCGCGATGGAAAGCAGGCGTATTCGCAAGCCTACAAAATCCCCTTGAATGAAATCCAGCGCGGCACCGAAGCATACTACAACAATCTTTGCCTCAATTCAGACCCAAGAATAAAAGAAGCTGCGGAACTTATGCTTGACAGATTTTTTCTGCACAAAAAGGAAGAATTGAGGCAGCGGCTTTTGGAGGTTCTTCAGGAGCAGGCATTTTTTGACCCTGCGGAAATAATAAATTCAAAAGGAGGTCTGAAAACAGATTTGGAAAATCTGCCTCTTCCGTTGAGAAGAATAATACACGGGATAAAATCAGGCAAAGATGGCGTCATCATTGAGCTGGCTGACAGAATGGAGGCGGTGAAAATTCTTGGCGACTATGCAGGCGTGGCATCACCTATAAAATCAGAACTGACTTTGAATTTGTCAAAGGATGAAGAAAAAGAATTGTCGAAAATATTCATAAAAGGAATGAGAGGCAATGAAAAACGGAAATAATTTCAGAGCCATAGCAAGAGGCTTGTAGGGCGTAGAATGAAAATAAAACAGAAAAGAAAGCAATGCTATTTATGCAAAAATGAGCAGGGCAAGAAAATGAATTTCATTTCCATAAAAATTCAGAACGGAGGCACGATATGGACAAAAACCAGATAGAGCAGATTAAGAATGACGGCTGGCAAAACGTGATGACAGGCTTGGGAAGAAGCCGGGACAAAATGTCGCATAACAAGCCTGCATATGCGCCGATGCCTTATGCAGAACTTCACAATTTTGTGCTGGCTGACCCTCTCATACAGACCATGATTGAGCTGTATGTCAGGGAATCCAAAGCGGGAGAGTGGCAGCTTCCCTTGGACATTGAGCAGACTGCGGAAAGCGCAGGCAACGAGCAAAGCCCTGAAAAGGGGAAAGATTTTCAGCAGAAAAAATTTTTCGCAAGCGATGTGATTTTGAAATTCCTCCCGCCAACTCTGCTGCAGGAAATTCTGCATATCTGCATAGTGGATGGCGGCTGCCTTTTGCGCTTGGAGGCTGCCGGCAGATATGAGGAGGATTTGGCTGAAACTGTTCCGATAGAAGGAATCACTCCTATGTCCCCGTCTATCGTGGTGCTTAAAAATGAAAATTTTGAAGACGACCCAAACAATGCAAATTACGGAAAGCCTAGATATTATGAAATAAAAAAGAGCTTTGGCACAGGAACTTACATGATTCACCACACAAGAACTTTGGCTATACGCAAGCCAAGTTTTTTGACAGATGCCGGAAACCTTAATCAATGGTGGTGGGGAATAAGCGAAATAGAAAAATTGTTTGACATCTGTTCTGCTGTGAGCCAGGTGCCGAATGTTTGCTACAATCTTTTCAACCAATTTGGGCAGAGCGAATACACATTGAGCAACATGGAGCAGTTAGTGGCGGCGGGCGACTGGAAAGCAGTGGAGAGAAGGCTGGAGGCGATTCAGCTTCAAAAATCTGTAGTCAATGGCGTGTTTCTTGGGCAAGGAGAAAAAGTAGAAAGCAAAAGCCCGAATGTGACAGGGGTGGATTCTCTGGTTGAGCTTTTGTTTTATTTAGCTGCATCATTTTCGCACATACCGCAAAGCAAATTGTTCGGCAGGGCGCAAGGCGGCTTGACAAGCAGCGGCACTGGCGATGAGAAAAATCTTGGCGGCTTTCTTCAGGGCTTGCGAAACAGCTATCTGGTTCCGGTTATTCGCGATGTCGGAAAGCGCATAGCAAAGCAGAGCAAATTCAGCCCTGACATTCTGAACGAAATAGTCTGGCAGGACGACAGCAGCACGGAACTGGAATTGGTTGATGTGCGTTTCAAGCAGGCGCAAACGGATAAAATCTACCTTGACGGCGGCATTTTGAGCAGCGATGAAATACGCACGAACAGATTCGTGGGCGGCTATAGCATTGAGACGGCGGTGCAGAGCGAACCGGATGACGACCGCTTTGAAGACTTTGCGAAAAAGCCGGAAGACGGCGAGGATTGACATGCCTCGCAGCGAAAGAAATTTCGGCACGTTTTCCAACTGGGACGAATCGTTATACTACCCTCCCGAACTGGAGCCGCTTTTTGATTTCTGCTTCAAATACATTTACGAGAAAAAACAGGAATGGCACAATCTGCGTTTTGAGCTGTGCAGGAAAAACAGCAAATATGCGGAAAATGTGATGAGCGATTTTTCGTTTTTTCAAAAGCTGTGCCGAAAGCAGGCGAATGTTGAGGAAAAAGTTGTGCAGCACGAAAAAAGAAAAAGAGAAGGCTGGGAATTGAATTACGGCAAATATAGAATGCTTTTGACCGGAGCAAGCCGAGCGTATGAACGGAAATACGGCAAGCTGCGTTTCATGCCTCTTTGCACAAAAAGGAAAAATAGCTAGATGTCAAATTTGCAGGAAGATTTGCGAAAGGCGTTGCAGTCCATGTATAGGGGCTACGACTTTCCTTATGACAGAATAAACGACTTGATTACCAAGATAGGCGGAGCCGCCGCCGCTGAAAATTATGCAGAGTTCGCAAAGAAGTTTCCGAACAGCGCCAACGGGGAGGGAGAATGGCTTTCGCAGGCGTTTGACCTGTGGAGAAAAAACGAAATAATGCGGCTTATGCAAGCGCAGCAGAACGAGCAGCTTAAAATCGGCAGGCTCATAAACAATGCAAGAGACGAAGGCGTTGCGTTTGGCAATCTTGTCGAGGCATACACCGGAGACCGGGCAAGGAAGCACGCAGTGTTTGAAATGAGAAACGCACATGCGAACCTGAATGCGGTAATATCAAAGAACAGAATGCAGGAAGCCGGCATAGACTGCTACAAGTGGCGAACGGGCAATGACGAAAGAGTGAGACCGGAGCATAAGGAAATGGAGGGGGAGATTTGCCGATGGGATGACCCAAGCGTCTATTATGACGGGAAAACAAAGACATGGGTGCCGAGAACGGGCGACATGGTTCACAAGCACCCCGGAGAAGATTACAACTGCCGCTGCACGGCTTCGCCTTATCTGATGGAGATTGACGAGGAAACGGGGAAATACGCGAAGGGAACGGGCGAGCCGGATGAGATTGAAGAAATTCTGCGGGGGGATGAAACGGAGATAGCGGAAAGGCTCGCGGGGGAATTTGACAAAAAGCAGTTCATGGAGGGGCTTGACGATGGGCAGAAACAGTTTTTCAACAGGCTTTTGAAAGAGCAGAGCGGATGGACTGCTGACGAAGCCAACAAATACTATGCGAAAGATTTTATGCTGGCTCTTATGGCAAGGGCGCAGAAAGAGCCGGAACTGAAAAAGATGCTATCGTCTTTGCGGCAATTTGACAAAAGATTTAAGGGGGGGTTCAAATTCGCTTTTCAAGTTCCCAAAAAAGGAGAATCCCCGGCAAGATACGATGGGGAAAGAACTGTTTATTTGAATCTTGTCAAATGGCTTTCGCCGCAAAACAGAGCGGGCGGGAGCAAGACATTGTTCAGGAGCGCTTTCCATGAAATCATGCATGCGTCATTGGGAGCGAATCCCACTTTCAGAAAATCGTATCTGAACAAAATGGAAACGGCAATCATGAGTGAAATGAAAAAAGGCAATGAAGCAGGTTTCAAATCTTTTCATAACGCAAAGACTGTTAATGATGTGAGGGCTAGTTTAGCAGAAATTTGGAAACCTTATGTAAACACAGCCAAAGCGAATGGCAACGAATACTGGGAGGCTTCTGTTTCGCCTTTCACGGATTTTACGCATAGCTATATGTCCAAGTATCTGAAAGCGGAAACAATCAAAAAAATAAATATGAAAAAAACATTCAAAGCAGTAGATGGCGTAATCATAAACGCACACAAGCAAATAGGGTTTCACAAAACATATTACTACACATCACAAAAAGAGAGCGATAAAAAATATGGCAGTTTAGGGGCAGATGAATTTGCGGCTAACGCAGGCTCTTTGTTTTTCACAGACAGGAAATTATTCAATGTCTATGCGAAAGAAATGCCTGCAGCGTTTGGAGCGGTTGAAAAATTGATAGCCAATGGCGGCAGCCCTGATATAAATTTGTATTTTATCAATGAAGAGCAATAAATGTTGAAAGATTTGCCAGAAGACGAGGAAGCAAGCGATAGAATGTTTGCAGATGTGGAAAAATTTCCTGAGCATCACTATGAAAAGAAGTATGGAATAAGCATATTTGATAGCCATGATATAGACCGCTGTATTTTAGAGAAAAAAGTAGGCAAAACTTTCCTTTACATGTATGTTGATATGGACACTTGGGAGATAGAGCAGATGATGCTGAACAGCCTCAAAATGGGAACGAACTATTTGGAGGATAGCCTGCTTGCTATGGGCTTGAAATGGG